CAAAATATAACACCTACTTCAACTTTACTTTATCCAGGTACTGATGGTAGAACTAATGCTAATGGTCAAACTTACATATCTTACTGTTTTGCGGATGTAGAAAGTTACTCAAAATTTGGAAAATATACGGGCAACGCTAATGCTAGTGGAACATTTGTTTATACAGGATTTTCTCCGGCTTTTGTAACAATCAAAAATATCGATGCTGGAGAAGCATGGCAAATGTTTGACAATGAAAGATTATCTTTTAATCAAATTAATGGTCGTTATAGTCTTAACCCTAATACATCAGGTACCGAATATCAAGGAGCACCTTTAATAGACTTCGTATCCAATGGTTTTAAATTAACAACTAATACTAATTCTTTAAATGTAGCACAAAATTTCATTTATATGGCCTTTGCTGCTAACCCGTTTGTAACATCAACAGATAATAATTCAGTACCTGGCCCAGCTGTATAACAAAATCTTGATCTAACGTTAAATCTGATATAAACCATAGTAAACAGGTTTTTATATGCTACAAAAATTAGGCTTTGCTCCAGGATTTAATAAACAAGTCACAGAAACAGGTGCCGAAGGGCAGTGGTTTGATGGTGATTTTGTTCGTTTTAGATATGGAAGTCCAGAAAAAATAGGTGGTTGGTCTCAATTAGGTGATGATAAACTAACAGGTGTTGCAAGAGCCATTCATCATTGGGATGATAATGCAGGTATTAAATTTGCAGCTATAGGTACTAGTAGTATTCTATATGTTTTTTCAGGAGGTGTGTATTATGATATACACCCAATAAGAGCTACCTTAACAGGAGCTAATTTTACAAGTACGGCAAACTCGAAAACAGTTACAATAACATGTACCGGCGATCACGGTTTATTACAAAATGATATTGTGATGTTTGATACAGTTTCAGGACTAAGTGGTTCTACATTTACTAATGCTACGTTTGAAGATGAAAAATTTATGGTTACTTCTGTAGTTAGTAATACAGTTTTTACAATTACAATGGTGGCTCAGGAAACAGGAACACCTGTAACAAATGCAGGATCTACTTCTATTCTTTGTTATTATACTGTTGGACCATCACAACAATTAGGTGGCTTTGGTTGGGGTACAGGTTTATTTGGTGGTACATCTTTAGGTGCTGCAACAACAACTCTTGCAACAGCTTTGACTAATACTACTGGCACAGTCGTTGTACTAACAGATTCATCAGCGTTCCCATCTTCAGGTACAATACAAATTGATAATGAATTTATTTCTTTTACAAACAATAATACTGCATCAAACACTTTAAGCGGTGGAGCAAGAGGAGTTAATGGAACAACAGCAGCCACACATTCTGCAGGAGTTGCAATTACAAATATAACTTCATATGCAGGTTGGGGCAGTGCATCATCTACTGACTTTACTATTGATCCTGGTTTATGGGTTCTCGATAATTATGGTACAAAACTTATTGCACTTATCTATAATGACAAATGTTTTGAATGGGATGCAGCTGCTGGTAATGCTACATCAACTAGAGCAACCGTATTACCTAATGCACCAACAGCTTCACGTCATGTATTGGTTTCAACTCCCGACAGACACTTAGTATTTTTTGGAACTGAAACAACTGTTGGAACACCCAACACACAAGATGATATGTTTATAAGATTCTCGGACCAAGAAAGTATTGATGAAACAGATTCATACACCGTACGAGCTGAAAACACTGCCGGTACACAAAGACTTGCGGATGGTTCTAAAATTATGGGGGCTATTAAAGGTAGGGATGCAATTTATGTGTGGACCGATACTGCATTGTTCTTGATGAAATTTGTAGGACAACCTTTTACTTTCTCCTTTGAACAGGTAGGAACTAACTGTGGATTGTTTGGTAAGAATGCATGTATGGAAGTAGATGGCTCTGCTTATTGGATGTCAGAGAATGGCTTCTTTACTTATGACGGTCAGTTACAATCTATGCCATGTCTAGTAGAAGATTATGTTTATGATAGTATCAATGATACCTCAAGAGATTTAATTAACTGTGGACTAAACAATTTGTTTGGAGAGATAAATTGGTTTTATCCTAGTGAAGCTTCCGATGAAGTTGATAGAGTAGTCACTTATAATTATTTAGATTCATCAGCTAAACAACCGATATGGACAACAGGTACACTGGCTAGAACTGCTTGGCAAGATTCTGCTGTATTTAATAGACCACACGCTACTTATTATGGATCAAATGATAACGCTTCGTTCGATGTTACTGGTAATACGCAAGGTAGTACGATATACTATAACCAGGAAACAGGGACTGACCAAGTAACTGCTGGTAATATTGCTACAGCAATACCAGCGTTTATTGAATCAGGAGACTTTGACATTACACAAAAAAGAAGTAACACAGGTCAAGCTGTGGGTACACCAGATCTTAGAGGAGATGGAGAATACATTATGAGAATAAGTAGATTTATACCTGATTTTATTACACAGACTGGTGATACTAAAGTTAGTTTCACAACAAGGGCTTATCCTAACAGCACACCAGCTGTTAAAGAATTTACAATTAACTCATCTAAAACTTTTCAGAGTACAAGAATAAGAGCAAGATCTATTGCATTAAAAATTTCTAACACAGCAACCAATCAAGATTGGAAACTAGGTACATTTAGATTAGACATTGCACCAGGAGGAATGAGGTAATGGCAGTACAATATAATTTTTTAAAACCAATAGATCAAAAAGTTCGTGATCAAGGTTATGATTTTGTTTCTCAAGATGAATATTTACAAGATGGTTTTAAACCTACCTCTGGTATAAGTTATGAAGGAGATGGTTCTCCTGTATCGTATGCTAATTCAGGTATCATGACTCAAGCTCCTATTCCTGCTCCTTTAACATACATACCACAAAACGAAGGTGGAGGCGGTGATGATGGTCCTCCTCCTGGTCCTAAAGGTCCTAGTGGTATCACAGGATATGACAGTTTAGGTAACCCTATAAGCGAGGACATGAGTCTAGGAAGTGTAGCTAAAAATGCTTTTGGTTTTCTTACAAATCCTTTAGCTTTTTTCGGAATAAAAGCATACCGAGCATACAAAGATAAAAAAGCAAAACAAGAACTTCAAGATTTTTATAATACTACTGAAGCTAAAACAGCTCAAGATATGGCAAGAGATAACAAGGCTAGTAATACTGGTGGCTATCAAGCAGGATATGGTGGTGATTTTATGGATGGTCCTTCAGGTGCTGGTAGAGGAAATGCACCTGGTGATAAAGGTGGGTCAGATTCAATGGGATCAAGTGCAGATGGTGGAATTATTGGACACGGTGGTAATGGTGGACTTCCTGGAAAAAGAGTGGGTAACTATAACACTACAGTTAGAACCGGATACTTTTTTGGTGGTAGAGTAAATTTTAAAAACGGAGGCTTAGCAAGTATTTTATAATGGCAAAAATTGTACAATCATTAACTAGAGCAGCAAAAGAATATGAGCAAACCAATATGCAATCATTGGTAAGAGATCTTGATGGTATTATTACAAAATTAAATTCTTCTTTTCAGGAAGAAGTAAAACAGGAGATAGAAGCTAAGAGTTTCTTTTTAGAATAATGGCAGTAGTAAACCAATACAAATTTAAGGGTATAGATAATGATACAACAGGGAATGCTTTAGTTCCATTTGGAGCAGGTAATCCTTTAGTCAATGAAACTATAATTATTAAATCATTGCTTGTTACATCAGCAAGTACACCAACGGTGACTGTAACTAATAACAGTATTACAGCTATTAAATCAGTGGCACTTACAGCAAATGTTACAACAGAATTATTAACACAGCCTTTAATAGTAGAAGGCGGCAGTGCTTTTACAATACAATCAAGTAACACAGGCTCGTTTGACATAGCTATTAGTTACTTAAACATCAAAAAGGAGAAAATAGACTAATGAAAGTATATAACGCTAAAGTAGAAGAAACTTACAGACACAAGGAAACCGGTGAAATTTTTAAGGAAAGAAAAGACTGGGAAGCTAAGGGTTATAAGGCAGAAGAGATGGCACAGGACGTGAAAGTTATCATGCCACCTCTTGATTTGTTTAGTAAAACCAAGTAGAACAGATAAACTAGGATTAAATTATGGCAATTTCAAACTCACAACAAGCTAGACAAATGTACAACCAAGGAGGTTATGCTGATATGGGACTTATGGCTCCTAGACAAAACTATGGCTTAGGTAGCTTTGTAAAGAAAGCTGTTCGTGGTGTTAAGAAAATTGCTAAAAGTCCATTAGGTAAAGCTGCTCTATTAGCAGGTGGTGCTTATTTAACTGGCGGTATGATGGCTGGCGGTGGTGGTCTCACAGGTGGTATGTCTAACTTCAGAGCTTTTGGAGCTGGTATAGGTCGAGGTTTAGGTAATTTTAGATCGGGTACCGCTGGAACTAAAATGGGTTCTTTATCAAATTTATTTAGACAAAGTACAAAAAGAGCAGATGGTACTTACAGTGGTCAAGACAATCCTTTTAGTATAGGTAAACTAGCACTCGGTGGTTTAGGTGTAGCAAGTTTAGCTCCCTTACTTATGAAAGGTGGTGATGATGATGATGGCGGAGATAGTGTTGTTGAACAAATAAATCCGGCAGCACAAGTACAAAGAGCAAAGAATTTTTACTCAGGAATGGGTGACAAAGGTGTAGGTTTAAACTTTATGCCACAGAAAAAATATGTAAGTCAAAACTTTTATGCAGCTGATGGTGGCCGAGCCGGTTATGCAATGGGTGGTTCATTAGATGAAGATGAAGAAGATTACGTAAGATCAGGTGCAGGACAAAGCAGAAGACAACCTACAGCATTTTTAAACATGGGTGGTGGTGCAGGAGATGCACAAGCAGAACAAATGCTTATGGCAGAATTTGTAAAATATAAAAACAAAGGTGGAGATTTATCTTTCCAACAATTTGTCCAAGCAGTCATGCAACAACAAGAACAATCTCAAGGTATGGAACAACCGATGATGGCAGCTGATGGTGGACCAGTACCAGATTCAACAGTTCCAGGATACACAACACCAGCAGGATATAATAAATTTGATTACAGATCAGGTGGTGTAAGAGTTAATGCTGCAGAAGGTGGAATCATGGATACTGAAGAAGCATCAGAAATGATTGACATGGGTGGCAATGAAAAAGATTATAGAGAGACAGGTGGTTTTGTAGAAATGGGCGGCGAAGAAAGAGCTGACGATGTACCTGCAAGATTAAGTAAAAACGAATTTGTATTCACTGCAGATGCTGTAAGAAATGCAGGCGGTGGAGATATAGATAGAGGATCTGAAGTTATGCAAAACTTAATGGATAATCTAGAACAAGGTGGACAAGTTTCAGAAGACTCACAAGGCATGGGTGGCGGAGAAGAAATGATGTCAGAAGAAA